TTATATATGCACCACCTTGCGAGTCTCCTGCGCCTCATAGAAATTCGAAACGCGGGCGGCGGCAGAGGCGAAAGCCTCGTTGGATAGGTGTGTATAAATATGCGAGGTCATAGCGATGTTTTTGTGACCTAACAGATCTTTGGCGACGTTGATGGGCACGCCCGCCGACTGTAAGTCGGTGGCGTAAGTATGTCGCAGACAGTAGGGCGTTAGGTCATCGGCGACGACTGACGTTTCCGGGATAATCGCGCCACGGAACGTCCGCGCTCCCATGTCAATATCAACCCTTTTCTTGAAGTTGCACCACATTTGCCGCATAGAGGTTTTTGTGTGCGGCTTGCCGGTGGTCGGCTGGGTGAATATATAACCTGTACCGCCGGTCAGCAGGGGGCGCAAAGCCGGATGCAGGGGAACGGCTCTGTCTCCGTAGTCCGTCTTGGATGAGTGCAGGATTATCTTTTCTTCGTTTAAGCGAACATCTGCCCACAGAGCTTTTCGCGTTTCGTCCGGTCTTGCACCGGTGTACAACATGAACAGCACCCATAGCCCGGCGCGGTGCGTTTCCGCAACATGCAGGATATGCCTGCGCTCGTCGGCCGTGATTGCCCTGTGCGTGCCGCTTGTGGTCTCCGGCATAACGATACCCTCGGTAGGGTCATAGGCAATCACGCGGTCGATACGCGCCTGTCTGAACGCGCTGCGGATGAGGTTGCGCAGCTTGCACGCCAGAGACGCGGAACGGCCGGATACGCTGTTAAGAATGTGCTGTAAGTCAATCGGTTTTACGTCTTTGAGCCGGAACGATCCGATGGGCGGAGAAATGTAGTTTTTTACGTAGCTTTGCAGGTCAGCATAGGTGTTCGGCTGCACCTTCGGGAGCTTGTAGGCGGCGAGATAGTCCGCAAACCACTTGTCTACTGTGGTGTTCTCGTTGGTGATGTCGATGCCGTGTTCCAGGCGGCGTTTCTTTTCATCCACTTTACGCCAGAGTTCGCGTTCTGTCTTGGCGCGGACAGAATAACGCTTTCCCTGATACGTGAACGTCTCGCGGAAATATCCGTCGGATGTTGTCGCTTTTTTCATTGCTTTTCCTCCTATTTTGTTGTAAAATAAAAGGGTAGAATTCCGTTGCATAAGACTTCTACCCCCGTATAACGCCCACCGGTTGCCGCCGGTGGGCGTTATTTTTTATTTCATTGCACGCGCAATAGCCTGCGCATTGCGTTCCGCAACGGTATCAATATGTTCATCCTTCATGATTTCAATTTGTTCTAAGACCGCAGCACGCATAGTGATACCTCGATCTACAGTTTTCATTTCAAAATCTTCGGATGAAGTGGAAACTTTGAGATTAGCATAGTCCAAAAATGTACCAAACATCGGAGATTCCACTTTTACAGAATTGATTTTTTCAAGCGGCGCATCCAACATTTTTATGTTCAGCAAACCGGTTCGTGCACATAGGCGCTTGTTTGTCAGAATCATAACATTTGTGTTGCTCAACACGAGCAGTACAAAAAAGCAAAGCGAGATAAATACACCAGAAAAAAAATCTGAAGGAGTTGTACAGAAAGACAAGATGCAAAGCAGCATGCCTGAGCCTATTCCTATCCAAAGTGGTAAGCGTACAATCCAATGCAATTGAGCCTTAACTACAATGTATTCCCCCGATAGTAACGTATCTTCAAATTTTTTCATTGCAGACACCCTCCCTTTTATTTCTTATATTTCGGATTTCCCAGCATGATTTCAAGGAAATCCAATGCTTTTTCCTGCCCGTCCTCGGTAAGCTGATTGAATATTGTGGTCAGCCGAGATTGACGGGCGATTTTTTGTGTCTCATCATACTGCGCGAGATCGTGCAGCATGAATTCGATTGAGTGTTGCATACGCTCTAAGCCTTTTAGATTGGCTTCGAGCCATGCCTGTTTTTCCTGCTCAGTGGCTTGACCAGCTGCTACTTTCTGCTGTAGCTCCACTATTTCCGGCGCACTGTTTACACGGATTGAAGCATCAGGGCTTAACTCGTTTACGCTTACGCCAAGCGCATTTGCCAGTTTCACAATGTTTTCGTGCGAAAGCCGTTTGCTATCTCTTTTTACAATCGAATATAGTGTTGTATACGGCATTTCTGCGCGTTCTGAAAGTGCACGAAGTGAAATCCCTTGCGATTTTGCAACTTTTTCTATTCTTTCTCCAATAGTCATATTATCACCTTTATAACGCATTGCGCATAAAATTGTTGACAATGAAATGCTTTGCGTATATAATTCAATCACAGAATATCGCAATGCGAATAAGAAAGGAGACTATATGCGCATTGACAGAATCAAGTTTGCCGCTGTTATGGCGAAAAGCGGCAAACGCGGAAAAGATATCGCGGAAATTGCTGGTGCCTCTATGTCGAGTGTCTACGGAGTAAAGCAAGGCCGCAGCTGCTCGGCAGAGATGGCAAGCAAAATCGCAAGTGCTTTGAACGTACCCCTTAACGAACTTGTAGAAAAGGAGAATTAACCCATGGATAACAAAATCATTGCATTTACTAACCCTGAATTTGGCGAGGTTCGCACGCTGAACATTGAGAATGAACCGTGGTTCGTAGCGGCTGACGTTTGCAAGGCGCTGGACATCATTAACAGCCGCGATGCGGTTGCTCGTCTGGATGACGACGAGAAGAATACCGTAGTTTTAACCGACGGTATTCCGGGCAACCCCAATAAGACTGTGGTTAACGAACCCGGCCTGTACACTCTGGTTCTCGGCTCTCGCAAGCCAGAGGCTAAAGCATTCAAGCGTTGGATTACGCACGATGTTATTCCATCTATCCGCAAGAACGGCGGCTACATTGCCGGTCAGGAAACTCTCAGCCCTGAGGAACTGATGGCGAAAGCCCTGCTTGTCGCTCAGAAAACCATTGAGGAAAAGGACAAGCTGCTTTCCCACGCTGCCGAACAGGCGAAGCTCGATGCACCGCTCGTCCATTTTGCAAAGGGCGTTACCGTGTCCAAAACGTCCATCCTGATTTTTGACTTTGCAAAAATTCTCCGCCAGAACGGCGCGGATATGGGCGGCAAGCGCTTCTTCGCATGGCTGCGTGAAAACGGCTACCTCGTCAAGCGCAAGGGCAGTGATTACAATATGCCTACCCAGCGCAGCATGGAGCTCGGACTGTTCGAGATCAAGGAAACTGTGATTACCCACTCGGACGGTCACACCACCATCAGCCGCACGCCGAAGATTACCGGCAAGGGACAGGTATATTTCTTCAACAAAATCCTCGGCACGGATATGCCGGAAGACATGCAGGGCTAACTCAATTACCGAACCTGGACAATTTTGACCGAGTTGCAGTTACGGACATTTTTGCCCGAAACTGCAAGCATGGGGGGAGTAACGAAACGTGGCCCCCATGCGCCATACACTCGAAAGGAGCAAAACCATGAGGCACGATGAATGCTGCGCAATCTACGTTAAACGCGATGAAGATACGCGCAAGAGAATTGAATTACTCTATCACTACGTCAACACGCTTCCGCTTACCAAACATCAGCGCGGTAAGCTCATCCGCCTTGCCGAAGAAGCGCTGGTCAGCGCCGAAGGCAACGGCTTTTATACCGGCACTTGTGACACCAGCACGGATGACCTTATGAAAATCATGGAGCAGTTTTCCAAAAAGAAGCTCGCCGACGCTGGCATTTCCGATCAAGTCCCATAAATCGGACACATTTTGTACTTCACTTATAATGGAACTTGCATCGAACAGGTGTTCTATGAATTATTACCTTACAGGCGGGCGGTTTCGACAGCTTACGCCGGATTTAGGGAGTAAGCTAATCGCATACAACAGGAAAGGCAGGAATTAAACATCATGGACAACATCGACAAATTTACCGCAATGCTCAATTCATGCACAAATCCGCTGCGCATTTACAATGCGCTAAGAATGATCGCCGAACCGCCATTCGAGCAGTCCGACAATGTAACCGAGAAACGCGAGATCATCGTCGGAAAGGTTGCCGGACTTATCGAGCAGTCCGAGCGCCTTTAACAACTGGATAGACATTTCTCTTGTTACTTCCCCTGTCTCGGCTTTCGCCGGAGCGGGGGAGGTTTCTTTTTCTATGCTGATGTCTAACAGTGCATCAGCTGAGACATGAAGAACCTTTGCAAGCTGTTTTATTCTCTGCGGGTCGGGGCTGCGTTTTGCAGTTTCGTATCCACAATAAGTGCTTTTTGTGATGCCGAGTTTATCGGCTATTTGCTGCTGAGTCAGCCCGGTTTTAATGCGAGCAGCTTTCAGTTCCTCGTGAAATTCCATGTGCTCACCTCCTATGGTTACAGTATATAGCCGAGTTGGCGATTTGTCAACAAATTTCGAAAAATATCTTGACAAGTTGGCGTTCTGCTGATAAACTATAATCACAGGTTGGCGATATGCCAACAACACCGAAAGGAGGTATAAGCATGTATCCAAATTTGATGGGCATGAAGGCGTTCCACGGTCTGACCTCTGACCAGATGGGAGAGATTTTAGGCATTAGCCGAAACTCCTATGAGTCGAAGATGAAGAGCGGACGCTTTACGCCGAAAGAATGCAAAATTCTTTGCCGGTACTTCAACAAGTCGTTTGACTACCTGTTTGCTACCGACGAGGAAATCACACGGGGCGCGTGAGGGAGGTGAGAGGGACATGGGGAAATTCCGAAATGTCAAGATCAGCTACCGCGACGGAAAGTGTCAAGAGCTGTTGGTTGACGGCGTAGATATGCGGTATGGCTGCATGGGCTACAAACTGGAGCACAAGGGCGGTCAAATGCCTTTGCTGACACTTGAAGTAAAGTGCGGCAGCATACAGTACAACGGTGACGATGAAAGCGGAGAACCGCGACTGATCGTTCAGCCGCGGCCCGATTTTGAAACTATGGAATGAGGCGATCGGCGATGAAGAAAGTCAAAGAGATTTTCATGTCAGGCAGCTTTGGTATAGCGCTGTCCGGCTTCTCACTGGGGTTTTCTACTTGCGTATTGATTTGTAAGGTTTTCGATTTACTTAAATAAGGCGATAACCGAGACAATCAGCGAAGCAATAGCAAGTGCACGAGCAATCATAGCTTCACGCGAAGCCGCTTTGGCTTCTGTACGAGCATCGTCGATTTGAGTTTGCAGTTTTCGGTTGGTTTCCTCCAACTGGTCCTGCATAGAATCACGGAATTCTAATTCGGCTTCCTGATTGACACGGCGAAGTTCTGAACCTAAGTGCATCATATCAACACCTCCTTTCTCAGCCATTATAACACGCTGAGAGAGGACACACAACGGAGGTGAACACCGATGTATATTAACCCGTTTGTGGCGGGCGTGCTTGCCACACTGGGCGCAGAAATCGTGCTCCTTGTGCTCTACGCCGTTACGCATATGGAGAAGCATTAGCAAGGCAAGGCGAGGCATGGCAAAGGCAACGCGAAGCAGGACACTGCAACGGCATAGCTGGGCAGGGCATCGCAATGGCATAGCACAGCAGGGCAGAGCAGAGCAGAGCAACGGCATAGCATAGCACTGCTTCGCAACGGAATTGCAAAGCGTAGACAGGCGTTGAAATGCCGCGCAAGGGCAAACAAAAGGGCAGTCCAAGGGCAAACCGAAAGGAGGGCAGAACATGGAGGAACGGAGCTACAAGGAACTGCGGCAGGAAGTGAAAAACGACCTGATACGGATGTACGGCGGCGCGGTGCTGCTAACGCTCGAACAGTGCATGAAAGTGTACGGTTTGACGGACAGAGACGCTGCAAAGAAGGTTATTCGTGCGCCGAGAGTTCCCGGTGAAAGACGGGTAGTTTACTACATCGGCGACGTTGCAAGCGACATCGCAAAGCGGCGCGTCGGGAACGTCTGAGGGCAAACCGAGGGCAGTCCAAGGGCAAACCGAGGGCAAACAAAGGGCAGTCCGAGGGCAGACAAAGGGCACACCGAGGCGTAAGAAAGAAAGTACCAAAGAAAGAAAAGAAGTATATATATATTCTCCCTACGGTCGAATATATATTAATTTAATTTCTAACAAAGCAAGAAGAAAGAACTAACCCTCACTACCGTTCGGGTTAGTAAGAAAACCACGACAGGAGGAAAAATCATGATTATCAACCCCGTACTTTTCGGCGTACTCGCCTGCATCTTCGCGCAGCTCGTGCTGCTGTTCGGGTGGGGATTTTACCACCGCGTTATCAAGGACGAGCTGAACAAGCGCAAGACGCTTTTGCTGAAAGCCGCTCAGATGCGCTGTGAGCGTCGCTAAGCACTCAGGCATGAAATTACATGCCGAGGGGTGTGAAAACGCGACACGCGCCGTCTGAGGGCGCGGAAAGGGGTGATACGCAATGACCGACGGCATCAAGCGGCGGAACGTAATCCGCGAAATGCAGAAACGCACGATCGGCGAGGCGCTTTACTCGAAAAAGATCGGCAGGAAGCCGAACGCAAGCGCTAAGAAAATCGGCGTACTGCCAAAACGAGATTAGCTGCGCAAGGGCAATGCAAGGCGCAGCAGAGCAAGGGCGTAGCATTGCAAGGCAACGGCAGAGCAGAGCATAGCAAGGGCAAGGCACAGCGCAGATGCGCACAGCAACGGCAAGGCATGGCGAAGCAGAGCGAGGGCATAGCATTACACAGCTCAGCGAGGGCATAGCATGGCAAAGCTCAGCGAGGGCAAAGCTTGAGGAACGAAACAGGAGGACAAAAAATCATGAAAAAGCTGAAAATTCACGTGACATTCACCGAGGGCATTCTCGGCACGGCAACCGCAGACCCGGAAATCTACAGCCGGTTCATCGGCTCGAAGAGCCCGGACGCGGCAACACTGCCGGAGGAAGTCGCGGCACTCGGTGAGGACGCAATCGTCGAGAGAGGCACGACCATATTCCCCAAGGACGAGGACGGCACGCCCTTTCTCTGGGACTACCAGATCAAGGGGTTTTTCAAGGACGCCTGCGGAATGCTGTCGCGTCTCAGCGGCAAAGACCCGGAGACCGGCAAAAAGCGCAAGGCGGTAAACGAGAGCGGCAAGCTGACGGCGTACAAGAAGATTATCGACGGCCTGATCTTCGTTGAGCCGCGCCGCATTCGGCTCGATACCCCGGGCGCAATCACGATCTGCCAGCGTTCGCTCAGAGCGCAGACCGCGCAGGGCGAACGGACGGCACTCAGCAGCAGCGAGGAATGCCCGGCGGGCACGACGTGCGAAATGACGATCCTCTGCCTGGACGACGCGCACGAAAAAGCGGTGCGCGAGTGGCTGGATTACGGCGCACTGCGCGGTATCGGACAGTGGAGGAACAGCTCGAAGGGGCGGTTCAAGTGGGAGGAAGTCAAGTAAAAGAAAAACCGCCGAGCGGGAGCGCAATCCCGTTTCGGCGGCAAAGATAAATGTTCAAGGAAAGTATATCACGAATTGGAGGAAAAAGCAATGGACAGAGAGACGGCGCACAAGCTGCTTGATCTGGTGTTAAGTGCAAAGCACGATGGCGTGAGCATTAAATTTGAGCCGACCTGCGGCAGAGGTTATAACTGCTCCATATTCATCCACGAATGGGAAGACGACGTTATTGTGAGCACCAAGAGTTACCATCTGTTGTGTAATGCGTGGTGGGGAAATAATAACGAGAATCACAGCATAGAGGAAATCATGGAGGTTCTGGAGGGGTTGCAGGATGCTGAACATTGAGCCGCCGCTCGAGCCGCCGGAGAGAGACGATCAGGAGCGCATTAACCGGCTGTACGACATGAGAGAGGCGGAAATCCGCATGGGGGCGTTCCTCGAGGAGTACGAGGGGCTGTTCCCGGATGAGATCAAGAACTTTTTACGGGACATGCGGGAGCGCGTCTGGGAATACGAGGAAGATTTGGAGGACTAAGAAATGAGCGTAATCAGAACGTTACGGGCAGATGAAATTGAATGCCGCGTAGCACAGGTGAAGCAGACACGAAACGGCGTTGGGTGCTCGCTGCTGCTGTACAAGGACGCACGCTGCGATATGGCAATCCTTGACGAGGTATACGGCGCGGCGAACTGGCAGCGCGAGCACACCATCATCGACGGCCGCTTGTACTGCAACCTGTCCGTATGGGACGACAACAAGAAGCAGTGGATTACCAAGCAGGATGTGGGCACGGAAAGCAACACCGAGAAGGAAAAAGGGCAGGCAAGCGACAGCTTCAAGCGAGCTGGTACGAATTGGGGTATCGGACGTGAACTGTACACAGCTCCGTTTATCTGGATTACACTGGCAGAGGGAGAGTACACAAGTCAGGGAGAGCGCGTGCGCTGCAACCAAACGTTCAAAGTGTCGGAAATCAGCTATTCCGACAGCCGTAAGATTAGCGGTTTGGTCATCGTGGACAAGAAAGGCAACGAGCGCTTCCGCATGGGCGGACAGGCAAAGCCGAAGGAGGACCCGAAGATCGCGGCGGCGAAGGCCAAGGCGAACGAGGTAAAGCGGATGCTTGTGAAAATCATGGGCGACAAGACCGCAGCGGCGCAGCTGTGGAACGAGAAGTACAAGCAGGATGCAGGCGACATCGTGAAGATGAACGCGGCGCTGCTTGATCTCGAAGATCGGCTCAAGCAGATGGAGGCGCTTGCATGACGCATGAGTTTGATCGTGCGCGCGTAGTGCATGACGAGAGCGGCAACTGGCTGTGCCTGCACGTCAAGAACGCGCCTATGGCGCGCGTAGAGTGCGAGCAGATGAAGGAGGGCAAGTTATACTGCGCAGAGGTAAAGCGCAAGTATGACAAGCGAAGCCTTGACGCAAACGCAATGTACTGGAAGCTCTGCGGAGAACTCTCTAAAGCCATGGGGGAAGTGCCAGAGTGTATTTACAGACGGCATATCAAAGATATTGGAAACTACGAAGTGCTGTGTATGCAGACACGGTCAGTAGCGAGTTTCGGTCAAAAGTGGACGAGTAACCATACGGGAAGGTTTATTGAAACCAGAGCGTCGAAAATCAGCGGATGTACAACAGTGCTTGCCTATTATGGTTCGAGCGATTTTGACAAGCGGCAAATGTCACAGTTGATTGACAACTGCATTCAGGATTGCAAAAATGCCGGAGTGGAAACCGCGTCGCCTGACCTCTTAAATGAATTGAAAGAGGAGTGGGAAGATGGAAGAATGGCGAGAAATCACCGGCACTGACGGAATGTACTGGGTAAGTAACAAAGGAATGGTTAAGTCTCGCGCGAAATGGAGAGATGGTAACGAAAGAATGTTGAAACAACATAAAAACAACCATGGTTATTACCGAGTAGATATAAGAAGATACGGAAAGAAAACACGGCTGTTTGTCCACCGTCTTGTTGCAGAGGCGTTCCTCGAAAAGACCGATGGAATGGATGTTGTGAACCACAAAGACTTTAACCCTGCAAATAACTCAGTTGAAAATCTGGAATGGACAACGGGTTACGGAAATTATCGCTATTCGTTTGATCGAGGAAGATTTGACCGCACGGACGAGTGGAGAAAACATCTAAAAAAGGCATTGGAAAAGCGCATGGGGAAATCTGTGGTCGGAGTGAATATGCAGACGGGAGAGCAAGTTTTTTACAATGCGTTGAATGACTGCGCCAGAGATGGTTTTCAACCGCCATGTGTTAGTCTATGTTGCAATGGCAAAACATCACAACACGCAGGATATATATGGAGATTCGCAAAGCCGGAGGAACGCGCGGCGAGAAAGGACGCAGAGGAATGAGGAGACAGACACGGTTTACCGGAATTAGTCCGGCGGTATGGAAGGAATGCTTTGACCGGGACGGCGGTATTTGCCGTCACTGCGGCAAGGGCGGTGTGCTGCAAGCGTGCCATTTTGTCAGCAGAGCACGCGGCGGCATGGGCATTCCGACAAACCTTGTGATGCTGTGCCCGGAGTGTCATCGGGAGATGGACCAGGGCGACGGCAAGGCAATCAAGGAAGAAATGCGCGAATACCTCGAAAGCCTCTATCCCATGTGGAGCGAGGAAAACCAGAAATACACAAAGGAGACAGGACGATGCTGAACAAGATCATCTTACAGGGACGGCTCACCAAGGATTTGGAGCTGAGATACACACAGAGCAACACGGCGGTTACGGGAGGCACGCTGGCGGTGCAGAGAAGCCGCAAGGACGCGGGCGGAAAGTACCCGAGTGACTTCATTGACGTGGTTCTGTGGGGTAAGCTGGCAGAGCGCGCGCATACGTGGTTCCACAAGGGCGACATGTGCATTGTATCCGGCAGACTGGAAAGCCGCGACTGGGAGGACAAGAACGGCAACAAGCGCCGTTCGTGGGAGGTGCAGTGCGAAAGCATTGACTTCTGCGGCGGAAAGAGCGAGGACAAGCCGAAGGAAGAGGAAAGCGACTTCATCATGTCGGACGAGAGCGACCAGGGCGACGTTCCGTTTTAAGGGGTGACAGGGGATGCTGACGAACGGGCATATACAGATTTACCGACAGCTCACAGAATGGGGGTGGTACAAGGATGTACCAACGTGCAAGCTGTGGCTGCATATCCTGCTGAGGGCAAACTACAAGGAAAGCCAGTTCATGGGGAACGAGATTCCCCGAGGCGCGTTTGTGACGAGTTTGCAGGGGATTGCAGACGAGAGCGGGCTAACGGTAAAGCAAGTGCGCACGGCACTCGGAAAGCTCAAGAAAACCGGAGAAATCACGGTGGAAAGCAACCGGCATTATACGGTAGTCACGGTATGCCGGTATGACGAGTATCAGGGCGGCGAGCGGGAGGAAGCGCCTGCAAAGCAGCCGCCGAAACCGGAGATGCCGAAAAAGACGCAGAGACCGAAAGAGCCTGACCTTGCAGAGCGGTTTTCTGAGCCTGCGCTTTCTGCGGTGCGCGACTGGATCACCTACAAGCAGGAACGACGCGAGGCGTACAAGGCGGTCGGCTTGAAGTCTCTGCTGACCGAGATAGAAAACCGAGTAAAGCGCCACGGAGCGGCGGCGGTTGCCGAGGTTATCCGGCTTTCCATGGCGAACAACTGGAAGGGCATTATCTGGGACCGCATCAAGGACGCGCCAAAGCAGGCGGAAGCAAAGGTAGAGCCGGAGGAAACACCGGACTGGGAGATTGCATGGCGAGCGCAGAAGGAAGAAATCAGACGGAAAATGAGGCGAGCGGGTGAATTATAAGTTTACGATCAAGGGCATGCTGCCCGGGCTGAATGAGCTGATCGAGGCAGAGAGACGGCACCGGCAGGAGGGGGCGCGGCTGAAAAAGCAGTGCGAGGCCGTTGTGATGAATGCAGCGCGGCAGATGGGCGGCGCGGAAATTCAGGAGCCGGTGTACATGGTTTATCACTGGTATGAGAAGGACCGGCGGCGGGATAAAGACAATATCTGCGCGTTTGGGCGCAAGGTTATTCAGGATGCGTTGGTGAGAGCGCGGTATCTGTCGAACGACGGATGGAAGAATATCCGAGGGTTTGAAGATCACTTTGAGGTGGATGCGAAGAATCCGAGGATTGTGGTTGAGATTTGGGAGAGGGACGAAACGGATGAAACATCTGGGTGACATCACGAAGATAGACGGACACGCTGTACCATGGGTGGACTGTATTATCGGCGGTTCACCGTGCCAGGATTTGAGCATTGCGGGCAAGCGTGCCGGCCTGGCGGGTGCTCGTTCCGGCCTGTTTATGGAGCAAACACGACTTGTTAAGGAGATGAGAGAAGCAAGTGGAGCAGCTTACCCTCGATTTATGGTCTGGGAAAACGTGCCCGGAGCATTCAGCAGCAACAAAGGGCAGGACTTTGCAGCAGTCCTCGAAGAAACAATCCGCATTGTCGAGCCGGAAGCCCCCGATATTGAAGTGCCTGACAAGGGATGGCCGACATGGGGGGGGTATCGCGACGTGGACGGACGATGGAGCGTTGCTTGGAGAACTCTCGATGCTCAATACTGGGGAGTGCCCCAACGTCGCCGTAGAATCGCGCTTGTCGCAGATTTTAGAGGATGCACCGCTGCCGAAATACTATTTGAGCGCAAAAGCCTGTTTGGGGATTTTGCGGAGAGCGGAACGGAGAGGGAAAGACCTGCCGGAGAAGTTGAAAACGGCGCTGCTTATGCAGTCCGAATCCGAGGCGGATGCGACGGAGGCGGAAAAGGTGCTTTAGTTCAGACGGAGAAAAGCGGAACACTGGGGACTGGTAATGATCAGACGGTGTTTTGTCTGCAAGGCAACGGAATAGACCGCGCAGAAACCGCAGGATGCAATGGCAAGGGGTGGCGAGAAGATCAGAGTTATACGCTGAATACGGTTGACAGACCGGCAGTTGTATATAACGAGGAAACCATTACCAGCAAGACGAATGCCAGCAATCCGCAACTCGGAGACCCTTGTCATACATTGGGAGCCACCGGAGCAGGACGTACAATTTTGGTCAATGACACCTGCTACGACATACAGCACCGCTCCGAGGCGGTACGGATTTATGATGGTACTGCACCTGCTCTGACTGCAAGAATGGGAACCGGAGGCGGGAACGTGCCTATCTGTATCGGCAACGGACAAGGCGATATTGCCAACCACTTAACGCCGGACGTTTGCCAGACACTGAACTGTATGCACGACCCGATGGCGATTATGGAGAGTGCAGCGTGCACGCTCGACGGTAAGGAGCAGACCAGTACGCTGATGGCACGCGATTACAAGGGACCCGGACGATGCGACACACTCGGGCGGTTAGTGAGTACACCGTCTGTCCGCCGACCAACTCCGCTCGAATGCGAACGTCTGCAAGGCTACCCGGACGGTTGGACGGATATCGGCGAATGGGTAGACACAAAAGGCAAACGCCACAAGGAAAGCAGTGACGCTGCACGGTACAAGGCACTCGGAAATTCCATCGCACTCCCGCCCTGGCGATTTGTGCTTTATCGGCTGTGTATGCAGCTCGGTCATGTCGGCACTATGGCAAGCCTGTTTGACGGTATCGGCGGATTTCCGCTTATCTGGGAACAGATTAACGGAAAAGGTTCGTGCCTGTGGGCGAGCGAGATCGAAGAGTTTCCAATCGCGGTCACGAAGCGGAGATTAGGCGAGTAAAACAGAGGAATGGGAGGAACGGAATGAAATCTGTGATGTTAAGCATTCGCCCGAAGTGGTGTGAGAAGATTGTCAGCGGTGAAAAGACCATTGAAGTCAGAAAGACCAAGCCGAAACTGGAAACGCCGTTTAAGTGCTACATCTACTGCACAAATAGCGGCGTTGCAACGGGGATGTGGGGAAAACACGGTAAGGTTGTCGGGGAGTTTACCTGCAACACAGTAACGAATCTTTTTTCAAATAGTCGGTTCTGGCTGAACGAGGATGATGTTTTGCAAACGTGCTTGTCTGCTGCGGAAATACGAAAATATGCAGACGGCGCAAACGGATTGTACGGATGGCACATCTCAGATTTGGTGTGCTATGACAAGCCGAAGGAGCTGAGCGAATTCAAGGGTCTGCGGAAAACGAAATTTGGATATGAGCCTGTTGAAATCAAACGCCCGCCCCAGAGTTGGTGCTATGTGGAGGCATGGGAACAGAAAGAATTGGAGGATGCGTAAATGGGTAGCTATAAGCCGGGTGATATTATCACCATCAAAGGAACGGAATTTGCGGTGCTGGACGTAGAGAAAGGCGCGGCGAACGGCAAAGACAAACTGTTTGTGCTGTTAAAAGAGCCGTTTGGAAGCACGCCATTCAGCACGGACGGCAACGACTATACCGAAAGTAAGCTGCTTGACGAGGTAGGGCGGTGGTATAGCGAATTTGTATCTGGTTTGAACAAGGAACTGATTTTCCAGAGAGAAATCATTCTATTGACCGTGGACGGGCGCGCGAATTATGGGATTGTTTATCGCTTAGCAGCACCGTTGACATTTGATGAGTGGCGCAAGTATTCACGCTATATTCCAGATTGCGAGAAAAGCTATTGGTTGGCAACCGGAGATGGCGCAACGGGGCGCTACGGCGTGGACGCCGCGCTGTTCGTGTTCCCCAATGGCGCTTGGGGCAGCGGCAGCTGCTCGAACGCGTATGCGGTGCGTCCGGCTTTGGTCGTGTCGGAAGAGCTGATTGATACGCCGAAGCTTGATGGCTTGTGCAAGTACAGTACGATGGAGCTGATTCAGGAGCTTGCGGAAAGGGCGAGGAAGAATGAGTGAGTTTTGCAAGGATGAAAGGCACGGAGGCATATGCGTCAAAACGGGTACTTATTGTAATCTTGGCGCTTGTCCTTACGAACAGTTAGAACAATTTGCCCCGGTGGTGCATGGGCGGTGGGGCACGGGACGGTTCAATCTGGAAACGGGAAACTATGAGGAGCAGTGCACCCGCTGCCGGAATTTCTCGAAAGAGTACGACAAGCCTTACTGCCCCAACTGCGGCGCAAAGATGGACGGAGGTGCAGATAATGGCTGAATACATCACGAAAAATGCCGCGATTAACGCGGCAGAAAACGCCCCTATCGAACTGTTCCAGAGCGAGTGGGAAGAAATCGAAGAGGCGATTAACGCTGCGCCTGCCGCCGACGTTGTGCCGGTAGTGCGGTGCAAGGATTGCGCACATCTGTTTTATACGATGTGCGCGGCTTGTGGATTTCTGCCTCGCAATCCCAACGATTTTTGCAGTTACGGTGTAATAAAGGACGGAGGCGAAAGCAATGTATAAACCGTTGGCAGACAGCACCTTACTCCACATGACGAAAAAGGAGTTAATCGAACTGCTACGTACAGCAGAGCACAATGCAGAAGTGTCGCAGGAATGGGTGGCACAACAGGCGGAGAACCTCAAGGATTGGGAGCCGGTGGTGCATTGTCGCGATTGCAAGCATTTTAACCACAAGCGCATGGAATGTGAAAACGAAGCCGTTTCGACTGACCATGAGGGCGGAGCACAATACAGCTTGAATTTTTGGCTGGATGACTTTTGCAGCTACGGCGAGAGAATGGACGGAGGTGCGGATAATGAAACTGATTAACTACGAGGAATATAAGAACAAGTTACTGGAAGTCAGAGATAGCATTCCACTGACTGTTCCTGCCGCAACGTATGAACTTATGCTCGAAAAACCGAATACGCATGGTATGGCGATGCGTGGGGGCATTCGTAAGGCTTTGAAGTGTTTGGAGCAATGCCAAAATGTTTCTGACATTGAGCCAACTTCACAGGAGAGAATCTACAAAGATCTTTTAGATGCTCTGTTTGAAGACGTCAGAAGCCTTGATACCACGCTGGCCGATGTTTGCTGTATGTGCAGTAAAGGGGAATGTGACGACTGCAATTTGCGCACATTTGAAGACGAACTATCAGCGCTCCTCGGACGCGCGGCCGAGAGAAAGAAACGAGTTACGGACTGAAATGTTTAATTTACCGAGGTGATTATTTATGAAACAACGAAATTTTGAAGATACGCTTAATCGCCTGAATGCATATCTTACTACCTTGGACGATGATGCATTTTTCGCAAAACCGGGCACTAGTCTTGAAGAACTAAAGTGTAAATCTAAAGGAGCAGGAGCGAAAAAAATGATTGAGCTTAAATCCTGTCCGTTCTGCGGAAGTGAAAGCGCTATTGCTTATCATATCAACAGTCGCCCTCCTTACAGAGAGGCATATATTCCATATTGCTTAAATGATGAATGTTTCATGAATATGAATGAATTTTGTTTCGCAACGGAAGAAGAAGCTGTCGAAGCATGGAACAGGAGGGCGGACAATGCGTGAAATCACCAAAGCCGACATGGACAAGCCGATTGAACCGAAAATGGCGCGTGACGCTGTTACAGCGGTGCGCGATATAGCTGTGTATTTAACGGTGGGTGAGTGGTGCTTGATTATGGCAGGCGTGAAGAAAGCCGTTGAGAGAATGACACAGGAGGAAAATAATGAGGTTTACGAAAGCACGGAGGCAATGTTGAATGCAAACTGCAACAGTATTGCAACGTGCATGACAGAATGCGAAATCAGAAAGCGTTGCCGTGAAGGTCAAAGTTGCGAAAATTACGCCTATGTGAACCCTGCGGAGGTGGCACAGTATCTCGGATTTGAGGTGCTTGAAGATGATAGCCCTACAATTGCCATGATTATCGCAAAGCACACCGAGAACGACACGCCCACCGTTGCCGAGACAGTCGAGGAAAACAGCGAGGACGTGAAGCGCAAGCTGACCCGTGCGGACATCCTGCACGCGGCGGAGAAGTGCGTATGCGGACAGCGCGAGACGGACTACGGCACGCCGGAGGATAATTTTGAGACGATCGCAGAACTTTGGAAAACATACCTCAGGCGCGCGTGCGTGGATGAGGCGGGCGGTGTGTATATCGACGCGAACGACGTTGCCATGATGATGGCGCTGCTCAAGATTGCACGCATTGCAGCAGGCGGCGGAAAGGCTGACAGTTGGATTGATCTTGCAGGCTATGCGGCGTGTGGGGCGGAATGTGAGGGAGTAACGGAATGACCATATCTGAAATCGCCGCTCAGATGGGCGTTACACCGGAAACGCTGGTGCAGGAGGTTATTGCGCGGGAATCGGTCAAGTTTCAATGGCTTGTAATTTTGGGCGCACTGGCGATAGGTTTATCAATTTTTATCCTCTTGGCTTGTGTCATATGCAACAGCGAAGGGGTACCGGTGTTTGGTTTATACACTGCCTGCGGATTGATTTTTGTCGGTGTGATGTTGCTCACGAACGTGATCGGCTTGATTGCATGGAAAACCGCGCCGGAAACCACGGCGAACCAGTACATTGTTGAACATTATGGAGGTGGACATAGATGAATAAGAAAATCACGGCGGCACTGCTTTGCGGTGCGATGATGTGCAGCTTATCGGCGTGCCGGGAGAGCGAGCGCGTTGCGTACAACATCTCGAAAGAGGCGGACAATTTCAACGTCACGCGTCGTCTGGAGGTCATCAACGCACGCACAGACAAACCGGTGTTCGAGCTGATCGGCAATTTCGCTATCTCGAACAACAGCGAGAACGAGTTGGAAGTGACTGTTGAGACCGGACAGGGTGTCTACAAGAAACACCTTGTTTATCTCAACGAGTGGACGATCTACGTTGTGGAGGACGTCAGCGGAGCTTACGTGGACAAGTTCCACTACGAGGTGAATTTCCTGCCAGAGATGATCGCTCCGGTTACGGTGACATCGCATGACTAATGACGCAGCAAAACAGATACGCAGAGAAAGGAGAATGAAAAATGACGATTGATGAAGCTATCAGGATTGCAGATATAGGGCAGGCTGAACGTGATTTAAAATGGGGAAGTACAAGACTGCGGACCGAATTTTATATGCTTTGCTCTACTGCCCTGCGGCTGGCAAAGTATATGAACGGTGCATCTGGACTTGCAGAGGAAACGGGAAAGATTTGCTCGGAACTGCGCAAGCCATGGAACCCTGATTGCCGGCAGGAGCGCATGCAGCGCGAGTACCGCGAGACGAAGGAACGCTATGAAAAGCTGCACCGGATTGTGACGAAGTACGAGGCGGGCGTTCTCGAGTTTAAGCCGAAGTGCTCCATCGACCTGTTAAAGCAGCAGAAAAAGCATATGGGCGAGTACCTGCACGATCTGGAAGTCGGCGCATTTGTGGAAGGGGTGGAACTGTGAAGAAAATCGAAATAGGCGAGTTGAAAGAGGGATGCGCAGATAACTGCGGCTTGATTGATTTGAACGCGATCCGATTCCCGAATGAGATTGCAAGCGTGCAGTTTTGTGCCGATTTTGAGATTACGGAGCAGGAGGAAAACGATGAACGCAGTGAGTGAAGATGTTGAAAAGCTCGTGGAAAAGAAGCTTATAAGCGCAAACAAGCAGTTTCCGGCTTTCGCCTCGGAGCATGAGGCGTGGGCGGTGATGCACGAGGAGCTCGACGAGTGCCGCGAGGTGTTCGGGCTGCTGACGCGGCAGGACGTGCTGCTGTGGGAGTGCGTGAAGGGCAACCGCGGATACGCGGACGGACTGGTAAAGGAAATGCGCGAGGCGGCGGAAATGCTGGCCTGCGAGGCTATACAGGTGGCGGCGATGACACAGAAGTACCGCGATATGCTCGGAGAGGAGGAGGACGAATGAAGGGAGAAGTGTACAGGATCAGCGCGCGCGAAAGTATGTCAACGGCTGAGGCTATCGAGATCGCGTGCAAGTATGTTTACAGCTACGGTGTGCCAGCAGAGGACGCGGAGACTATGAAGCTGTTTTACGCGATGTGTGAATATGTGCTGCGCGTGCATTACAGGCTCATGCGGTATATCAACCCGAAGATCAAGCCGGAACCGAAGGCACTTGCAGCCGTGAACAGCATGGTGCAGGACGAGGTAAACCGGCTGCTGAAAGGAATTGCGGAAAAGGAAGAGTGCCGCGTCAGCGTGAAGGAAGATAAAGCGGAGCTGCTGACTATGGAGCAGTGGGAGGCGGTGGTAAGGGCGATTAGAAAAGAGCTCGGAGAGGAGGAACAGGATGAATGAGCAGCGATACAGCGAATAGGTCCGGCGTTACTTATTATGGTGATATGCCGTGCCGGAACTGCGCTTACTGGCGGACGCTCGGCAACTACAAAAACTTGAAGCTGTGGGCGTGCCACTACGCATTGGTTAACCGGCATTCAAGGGGATGCGAGCCGGGCGAAAGGTGCACAAAAAGAACAGAAAGCTACCGCGGACGGATAGCTTTCAAACACGACGGAAGCACCGAGGAGATTACAAGCCGATGACAGCGAAAGAATGGCTGATGCGCGGGCGCGCACTGGAAAAGACGATTACAGCCTTGCAGGAGGCGCGGAAACGCGCCTATGCACGGGCAACGGGCGCAACCGCGCCGGTAAGGGATACGCCGGGCGGAAAAGGGAGCACGGGGAACAAGGCAGACCCCTACATCGAATTGGGCGAGAAGATCGCAGAGAAAGAAAACGAGCTTGCGGAGATATACGGCGAGATTGTGCGCGTGCTGGGCGAGATGCGGGACAATGAGCTGCAAACGCTACTGCTTGAACGGTACGTGAACGGCGCAACGTGGGCACAGGCGGCGCGGCGGCTGCATTACAGCGAGGCGCACGTGAAGGGTTACATGCACAGAATGGCGCTGAATGCTGTGGATAAGTTAATACCCCACAATACGCAATAATGTGATACAATAGTATCGTGGAAGAGCTCCAAGGGAGCAAAACCACGGCATTCACGGGTTGATAAATTCCGGTTATGTCCTCCTAATTCTCTCCCCTGCTTCGGCGGGGGACACGCTCCAAAGGCTGCACGAGGCCGGAGGGGCTCACACTTCCTTTCGCCCAAGGCATTCCCTAATGAGGCGGGAAACCGTCTCAGCCTGTCCGCCGCGTCTGCACGAGGGCGCGCCGGGCTCTTTGACTCTCGGGAATACAGTTCAAGGAAACGCGGCAGAGATGCCGCACATGCTCCAAAGCCTGCATGAGGGCGGCGGGGTGACAGAATGCAGTGGCGGCATGTGGCGAATTCTGTATCCGCAGCCTTGCACGGAAACAATATGCAAGGCGATCTGCTCGCAAAGCCTGCATGAGGGCGAGTGAGCACAAAAAAGACAGCCGAACGGCTCATAATCTGACGGCTCGGAAAGACGAGCAAGGGCGCAGCTTACGGAACGGCGCGCCGACACCTATTCTGGCGGCCCGGAAAGACGGGCATCTGTTTGCGAACTTTGCCGGACTGCCCGGCAGGCCTTGCGCAGGGCCAAAGCGTCAGTACACAGCGCAGCAGCACGTGTATCAGGGAGTAATTCTCTGCAACGGGGTAGCGCCCTGCGGTGAAAGTCCGCCGGTTTGCAGGCCGATAACTGCGCGCGAGGGGTTCAAAATTCGAACTTCCTATTTTGTAGCAGTCCCTGAGCGCAAGCCGGGAAACCGTCCGTAAAGCCGGACGCAAGGCGCAGCGATACGCGCACATACCCCGAAAGGGGTATACATGCAGCCAAAAAGTTGATACGCGGTGCGATTCCGTGTGGCTGCACCTCCAATTAGTCATAAGCAAAAGCACCTCCCCGGGATGGCTTCGGGAAGGTGCTTTTGCTTAGATGTTGCTTAGATGTTGCTTAGATGTTGCTTAGATGTTGCTTAGCGGTTATCATAAGCGCATAGAGCCTCGCACAGCTCGCGCGTCGGGCACTGAGAGCAGTCGCACTCCGAAATGATAACGTTTTCGCACAGTGCGCGAGGATCGGCCATAAAAACGGCCTCGGCTGCTCGGTAGTCCTCAGGGGTAATGATGTTATACATGGGTTACGCCTCCAGCCGGTAGGTGATCGCGCCGTTAAGCAGTGCGAAAGTGATGCACTCGTAAAATTCGCCGCGGGTGATTCCCTCTGGCGCGCCGGTGCCCTGCTCGATCAGGTGGGCGACGGTCTCGACATTATGGGCGGTCGGCTCGTGGGAAGATACCCAGTCGAGCATATGTCCGTACTCGTCGCACGTCATGGACGTGCAGAAGTCGTTTTCGATGCATGCCTTGCGGACGCTGTACGCGCTCCAGCTTGCCTTGATGGTCATTTTATATCTTCCTTTCTGCGGGGTTATACCGCCCCACCCGGTGTAGGTGGATCAGTCAATAGCGCAGTAGGTAAGGGCATCATAGCCCATATCAGCAAGCGCCTTGGTCATGGCCTCGGCAGCGGTCTCGCGCTTGTATGCCTGACCGGGAATGCGGAAGCAGATAACCCAGCGCCGATTAAAGCACTTCCACTCAAAGCAGCCGCATCTGGCTTCCTTGCAAGCCTGCTTGACCTTGGCGGACTGCCAGCGCGGGAGCGAGATTGATGGCGCGTCGAAATTACAGGTGCCGCCGTCCTCAACCTGTGCGGCTGCGGCTTTGCCGATCTCGTACACCTTGCGCAGTGGGATACTGGAATGACGATAAGCCGAAGAAAGAAGAAAAGGACAATCACATCGAATTAGAGCAGCTTGAAAGCGAGTGCCTCGATGAGCTGGGGGGCGTAGAAAAGAGTTTCCGTGAGCGCATGGGCGCCGAGAACAAGCGATTCCGTGATATGTGCGATACGGAATACTGGTGCTGCATTTGCTTTACCAGCCGTGCACAGAAAGAGGAATTTTTGGAGTCTCTGGAGTTTGACGGCGATTTGAAGTATATCGAAGGAAAAGAATTCGCGCGAGCAGTGAAAAGACCGGTTAAAACCGAGGATTTGCGGTTTGCGCGTATCGGCAAAGGCTCAAAAGAATACTTGGGCAGGCTCATAGATGAGCAAAAATGACGGAGAGGAGGTGTAAAGCGTGGGTGCTGGTTATGGTAGTGGCAGGCTTGCCAATTTCGGCAGAACCAGAAACCGCCGCCGCAGTGTTGCGGTAGGCCGTCGCGCTGCTGGCGCTCGTGGCGCTCGTTCGCCCTCGACCTAAACACCAAAACTCAAAAGTCCACCGGTTGGGAAATGATTCTCAGCCGGTTTTCTTTCGGGGAAAGAAAGGAGGTAGCACATGGGACGGAAAAAGAAAGTGATTGACCTCAAAGCGGTGCAAGAGCTTGCAAGTGAGGGCAATACACAAGAAGAAATTGCAAAGGCTTTGGACTTTTCACGATCGACGTTCAGTAACCGCGACGATGTAACCGAAGCATACTATAAGGGCGTAGCAGAAATGAAGCTCAGCTTGCGCCATTGGCAGTTTAACGCTGCTCGTGGCGGTAACATCCAGATGCTTATCTGGTTGGGCAAGCAGTACCTCGGACAGCGCGACACAGTAGAGAAAAAAATCGAAAGCGAAGGCGTGAAGGTGATTATCGATGTCTGAGTTAAAACTGTCTCAGGTAATCGGCCCTGCATTTTACCCTGTCGCGCACGATGTATTCGAGCATGGACACACACATTACGATGAGAGCGGCGGCCGTGGCTCGCTGAAATCGTCGTTTGTGTCGATTGTCGTTCCGCTGCTGCTGATAAACAATCCCGGCACTCACGCGCTTGTGTTACGCAAGGTTGCAAACACCATCCGCGATAGTGTATACGCACAGTATGTATGGGCACTTGGTGAGCTGGGTATGGCTGACTACTGGGACGCGAAGGTCTCGCCGATGGAGCTGATATATCGCCCGACCGGACAGAAAATCATGTTTCGCGGCGCTGATGACCCGATGAAGATCAAGTCAATCAAGGTTCCGTTTGGTTATATTGCTGTTACGCATTTCGAGGAGAAAGACCAGTTCGCAGGACGCGCGGAAATCCGAACGATCTTGCAGTCCACAATGCGCGGCGGTGATAAGTATTGGAACTTTGAGAGTTATAACCCTCCGATCAGCCGCGACAACTGGGCGAACAAGGATAGTTTAGAAGAACGCCCTGACCGTCTCTGCCACCGCAGCACGTACCTTGAAGCGCCGCGCGAGTGGTTGGGCGATCAGTTTATTTATGAGGCGGAGCACCTAAAACTGACGAACGAGCGAGCGTATCAGCATGAATACCTCGGCATTCCGGTCGGCACGGGCGGCAACGTCTTTGAAAACATTGAACTGCGAGAAATAACAGATGATGAGGTGGCAACGTTCGATCATATCTATCAAGGCGCTGACTGGGGATGGTTCCCCGACCCGTTCGCTTTTATCCGCGTCCACTACGACAGGGCGCGGGAGACGGTGTATTTTATCGATGAGATATACAAAAACAAGCTGAGTAACGAGGAAAGCGCCGGCATTATCATGGAGCGCGGCTATAATGATACGTTTATCACCTGCGACAGTGCAGAGCCAAAAAGCGTTGCAGACTACCGCGCTATGCGACTGCCTGCCAAAGAGGCCGTGAGGGGTCCCGGCAGTGTCGAGTACGGCATGAAGTGGCTACAGCGCAGGACACTTGTCATCGACCGCAAGCGAACGCCGCACGCCTATGATGAGTTTGTGAACTATGAGTATGAGCGCGACAAGGACGGTGAGATCATCAGCGGCTATCCAGATGAAAAAAACCATCTGATTGACGCCACGAGATACGCCCTTGAGCGCGTTTACAGAAGAATGGGAGTGATTGCTTGACGATCATTGAAAAACTGAAAGAGCTCGGCTATAACACAATCGCCCCCGAGTTTTACGGTAAGGTTGCGGAGTGGCGCAGCTGGTATGTGGGTGATGTGAAGTCATTCCACCATTACAAGGTGCGGAACTGCGGCCGAACCGTGCATTGCAAGCGATATACGCTTGGTATGGCGAAGAAGTTAGCCGAGGACTGGGCGAACCTGCTTATGAACGAAAAGGTGAAGATCACCTTGGAGGGCGAGAAAGAACAGGCGTTCGTCGACCGCATCTTTGAAGAGAACAACTTCGAGGTAAAGGCGAACGAGATGCAGGAAATGAAGTCTGCACTGGGTACGGTCGCATACATTCCGCGTGTTGTCGGTGCAGTGTCGGACGGCGAACAGCCTATTGCAGGCGCAGCAAACGGCATTCAGATTGATTATGTGACTGTAGAGCACATTTTCCCTCTGGCATGGCAGAACGGCGTTATCATGGAATGCGCGTTCGACAGCAGAACCACCGTGAAAGGCGAGGATTACTGCTATCTGCAAATCCACAAGCGAAAAGGAAGCGGCCATTACGACATCGAAAACCGCATTTTCAAAATCACAAATGAAAGTTTGGTTGAAGAAAGCCTTGCGAACGTGCCGGGGTTTGAGAAAATCCCTCCTGTTGTGCATACCGGTTCGAACAAGCGGCAGTTTGTGATTGATCGTTTGAACATCGCGAACAACTTTGACTATTACATTCCGCTCGGCATTCCGGTCTATGCAAACGCGATTGACGTTCTGAAAGGCGTTGATATCGCATATGACAGCTATGTAAACGAGTTTCTGCTCGGCAAAAAGCGCATCATGGTCAAGCCTGCTGCGACGAATTACCTTGACGGCGAGCCGGTATTCGACCCGGACGAGCTCGCATATTATGTGCTGCCGGAGGATACGCAGGATGGCAATATCATTCAGCCGATCGATATGACGCTGAGAACCGGCGAGCACAACCGAGGCATTCAAGATCAGCTGAACCTGCTGTCAACCAAGACAGGTTTCGGCGAGAGCTATTACCACTTCGACGGCGCAAGCGTTGCAACCGCCACGCAGGTAATCAGCGAAAACAGCACCATGTTCCGCACGATCAAGAAGCATGAAATCATCCTTGAGCAGGCACTTGTGGAGCTGTGCCGCATTATTCTGCGACTCGGAAATGATGCAATGAACGCCGGGCTGAACGAGGATGTGGAAATCAGCATTGACTTTGACGACAGCATCATCGAGGACAAGAGCACGGACTTCACGCGAGACATGCAACTGCTTAACGCAGGCATTATGAACGACTGGGAATTCCGCGCTAAGTGGCTCAATGAGGATGACGAGACGGCAAAGAAAATGCTGCCGAAAGCACAGGATATGACAGACGAGGGGGAAGATGAGATTGAATGAAGTATCCAATCACACCGGAATACCTCGACGCAGCGCCCGAACCGATTGCGATTGCAATGCGAGAGCTCGAAAAGGACATCTTGCGCGAGATATGTTCACGCTTTAAGCTGACCGGCGAACTGAACGAAGTCACCATAAACGGCATTCGCGCGTTGCGTGCGCGTGGTCTGGATATGGAGACCATCGAACGAATGATTGCAAAGCACAGCAAAGAGACGCTGCCACAGGTGCAGGAAGCACTTGACCGTGTTGTTGAATACAACCAGAAGTATTACAACGAGCTTGCAAGCAAAGCGAGCATCACAGAGCCGCTTTTCTGGGTAACTGCGGCGGATATTGCACAGATACAGGCACAGACGCTTGACGGATACCGCAACATTACACGCTCTCTCGGTTTTGCACTGCAAACAAACGGAAAGGTTACATTTCAGCCTATTGCAAAGGCGTATCAAGCCGCCCTTGACAAAGCAGAAGTGAAAATGCAGTCCGGCGCGTTTACGTTGCAGCAGTCACTTGAGGATGCAGTTAGAGAGCTCGCAGACAGCGGCATATACACGATTGACTATGCGACAGGGCACAGAGACCATGCAGACGTTGCAGCGCGCAGAGCTATTTTCACGGGGCTAAATCAGCTCACCTCGAAATACACGGAAACGGCTGCGGAAACACTGGAAACTGACCTGTACGAAATCACCGCCCATCGCGGCGCGCGTGATAAAGGCACAGGATGGAAGAACCACAAGGCATGGCAAGGCAAGGTTTACAGCACGAAAGACGGCAGCAAATACCCGAATATTTACAAGGTTTGTGGATTGGGTGCTGTTGACGGTCTGGAGGGCGCTAACTGTAGGCATCATCGGCATCCGTTTTTAGAGGGCGTTTCTGAGCGCGTCTACACAGACGACGAGCTTGCGAACATCGACCCACCGCCTGTGGAGTTCGAGGGGCGCATGTACAGCGCCTATGAAGCAACGCAAATGCAGCGCAAGATAGAACGCACAGTGCGAAAACTGGAGCGCCGCAGAGCCGCGTATAACGCCGCAGGAATGACGGGCAAGGAAGAGCAAACAGGCATCCGCATTCGCCGATTGAAGAAAGAATATCGCGAATTCAGCCGGGCGGCGAGCCTGCCGACGCAGACCAACCGCATGAAAGTAATTGAATAATTGGCATCGTGGAAACACGGTGCTTTTTTATTGCCAAATTGTCCGACAGGACGTTAAACAAGGAGACCACAATGGAAAACAACGCTACCAACACCAACGCGCCGGGCGCGGAAAACAACACTGCTGCACAGCAGGAAAAGACGTTCAGTCAGGCGGACGTAGATAAGATGATCCAGTCTCGCCTTGAGCGTGAACGGAAGAAAATGCCCAGCGAGGAAGAGCTGACCGCATTCCGCACGTGGAAAGACAGCCAGCAGACCGAGCAGGACAGAATGAACAACATCACCAAAGAGCGCGACACCGCAGTAAGCAACCTTTCGGCGGCGAACGCGAAGATCGAACAGCTCGAGCACGAAAGATACGTTTCGTCGAAGGGTTTCACCGGCGACGAAGCGGAGTTTATCGCGTTCAAGGCCGCGAAGATGGTAGATGACAAGACCACCTTTGAACAGGCTGTGGATGCAATCGCGCAGGAACGTCGGCCGCGAACCTCGTTTGATTGGACTGCGCCTGTTGGCGATGGCAACCAGAAAAACGCCCCCAATGCAGCGATGAACGCGCTTATTCGTGGGGCAATCAAGTAAGAAAAGGAGCTTTTAACAATGGCAAATAACGTAATTGACCGCAATTCCCTTTCCGGCCTCATCCCGGAGCCGGTAACTCGTGAAATCCTTCAGGGCGCTGTTGCAGAGTCGGCAGTGCTGCGTATGGCTCGCCGCCTGCCGAACATGACCAGCAAGACCCAGACCATGAACGTTCTGGATATGCTGCCGACCGCTTACTGGGTAAACGGCGAGGTTTCCGGCACTGGCGCGGCTGACTCCGCAGCGTACAAGCAGACGACCAAGATGGCATGGGACAAGAAGAAGATTTACGCCGAGGAAATCGCGGTAATCGTCCCCATCCCGGAGGCAGTTCTGGATGATGCGGATTACGACATCTGGGGTGAAGTTCGTCCGCGTTTGGTCGAGGCGTTCGGCAAGAAGATTGACGCCGCAATCCTGTTCGGCGCTGACAAGCCGACCACGTGGCGTGATGGCGTTGTCCCGTCTGCGATTGCAGCAGGCAACGGCGTTCCGACCTCTACCGACACTTTCGGCGACATCATGGGCGAGAACGGCCTTATCGCAAAGGTTGAACTGGACGGCTACAGCCCGAACGGCGTTGTATCCGCCGTACAGATGCGCGGCAAGCTGCGCGGTCTGGTAGATACCACCGGTCAGCCGATCTTTAAGACTGACATGCAGGGCGCGTCTCGCTACGCTCTGGACGGCATGGATATGTATTTCCCGAACAACGGCGCGTTTGACCCGACGCTCGCAAAGATGATTGTCGGCGACTGGTCGCAGCTCGTTTACGCCATCCGTCAGGACATCACGTTCAAGATCTTCACCGAGGGCGTTATTCAGGATCCGTCTACCAAGGCAATCCAGTACAACCTCATGCAGAACGACATGGTTGCGCTGCGCGCGGTTATGCGCCTCGGCTGGGAGATCGCAAACCCGGTAACTGCATTTAATGCGGACATGGAAAACCCGTTCCCGTTCTCCGTTTACGGCAACGGCGGCACTGTTTCCACTGTAAAGGTAACTCCGGCGACTGCAAGCCTTGCGGCGGGCGGTTCCAAGCTGTTTACTGCGACTGTAACCGGCAACGGCATTGTTTCCGACAGCGTATCGTGGAGTGTTTCCGGCGGCGCAAAGGCTAACACCAAGATCACCGAAGACGGCCTGCTGACCGTTGACAAGGCGGAGACTGCATCGAGCCTCACGGTAACTGCTGAGTCGAAGCAGGACGCAAGCAAGAGCGGCACCGCATCCGTAACCCTTTCGTAAGGAGAAAACGCAAATGGTAGATTATGCATATTACAAGGATACGTACCTCGGCAACCAGATTGCCGAGGATGAGTTTCCGCGCCTTGAAAGCCGCGCTGTAGCATATCTTACCTATCTTACGCGCGGAAGAATTGACGATAGCGAGCCTGCAAAGATGGCGTGCTGTGCGGTCGCGGAGCAGTATCAAGTGATTGATACGCTCCAAACTCGCGCGGCATCTGCCGAGCAGGAGAAACAGAGCGAGAGCGTTGGCTCTTGGTCTGTAAGCTATCGCAGCGGCACGGAGGCAATGCAGGAGGCAAAGGCACAGCTCAAAGCGGCTGCGGAAATGTATCTTGCAAATACCGGAATGCTGTACCGAGGTGGGAGGTGCTGCGGATGCGATTGCCCCACACTGTAACGTTGTTTCAGCCGTCTGGCCGAACTGTTCTGACGGGCGTTTTGCTTGAAAGCACCAGAGGTACGAGCGTAACGAAAACCGCACAGAACAGCGCAGACAGCGTAACGCTGCATATCCCTTTACCGTTTGCGCAGATCATCAGCCCGGAAAAGGACTATTTTGCGCGCGGTGATGTGCCGGATGAGGGCAGCTACCAGAAATGCCGTGAGAAGCACGAGACATACCGGGTGACAAGCATTTCACGCTATGACTACGGTCTGTTGCAGCATTTGGAGGTGGGCGGACGATGATTTATTACTCCATGAAACTGCATTTGCCGAAAAATCTGCTCGATAAGCGCGTAGAAAAGGCGAACACGTGGCTTGTTGAGGAGATCATCAAGGATACCGACCCGTTTGTTCCGGCGCGAACCGGTGTACTGGCGATGAACGTACAGCGGCATGGGCATACCATCGTGTATGCCTCGCCGTATGCACGTTTTCAGTATTATGGCAAGGTGATGATTGACCCGGCAACCGGCAGTACGTTTGCACCCAAGGGCACACGCAAAGCATTGACAGATCGAAACCTCAAATACAGCAAGGGAATGCACAAGAACGCGCGTTCTCACTGGTTCGAAGCAAGCAAGGCGTTGAATGAAACGCGCTGGATGGAAGGAGTGCGCAAGATTTTGACCGATGAGTGAGAAATTGAATACGGTAACAGCTCGTGAACAAGACGGTGTTTCACGGGCTGTTCTTTTATGGCTGAAAGGCTATGCTCCCGAAATCGAGTTTGAATATCTCCCGCCGGAACGGTCAGGCATGATGCTTACCAGTGTACAGAGCGCGTATAAAACTGCACAGTACATTGACGGCGGATATGCTGCACAGTACCCGTTCGGCGTGAAGTATCGCGCCCTGCCGACCGACAGCGAGGAACGTCTCGACATTGAATCCTTGCTGAATGAGCTGGGAGCATGGGCGGAAGAAAACCCGCCTGATCTCGGCGAGGGAATGACCGTCACATCTGTTGAGCGAACGACCCCCGCGGGGCTTATCGCTCGATACGAAGATTTAACCGAGGATTACCAAATCCTCTTAACCATTAACTATGAAGTTGAGGTGTAAAAATGGCAACTGAAAAGATTAAACGTCCTCTGATTGCGCACTTTCTGGATACCAGCGATAAAATGGGCGAATATAGCGCTGCAAAGTTTGCGCGAATCGGCAAGAACGTAACCGAAGCATCTACGGACTACGGTGCACAGACCGAGACCGAGCAGGACATTATTTCTGATTCTGCGACTACTGAGATTACCGGCTATCAGCCGACCATGAGCGTTTCTCAGCAGTGCACCAAAGGCGATGACGTGTTTGAGTTTATCGACAAGAAGCGTCGCGCTCGTGCTACTCTGGCAGATTCTCACGCATGGCTGCTGAACGTGGACATGTGGAATGCTACCAGTGACAGCGACACTGCAACCTACGTTGCAGAAGTGCAGGAAGTATCTGTACAGGTTGATACCTACGGCGGCGCAGGCGGCGAATCTCCGACGCTGGAATATACGCTGAACTATGTAGGCGACCCGATTCCGGGCACTGTTAAGATCACCGGCGGCGCACCGGTATTCACTGCGAATGTATCCGTATAAGGAGGTAACGAGGAATGGATAGTATCCGCGTAAACAGCGGCGTAAAGGTTATTGAAGTCAACGACAAGGGAGAGACGATCTCCCTTCCGCTGTCTGATGATAGCTTTGTCAAAGGCTTTTTCGACCTGCTGAATGAAATCAAAGACAAGGCAACGGCTATTTCTGAGAAGAAAGGCGACGTTCTGGACACTCTGGACGATATCGTAGCGTTTGACAAAGACGTTAGGGACAAAATCGACGCGCTGATTGGCGAAAATACTTGCGCGAAGGTGTTTGGTACGGTTCTTCCGTCCTCCGACCAGTTCCTTGATTTCTTCGCACAGCTTACCCCCATCATTGACAGCCACGTTGAGAAGCGTGCAGCAAACATGAGCAAGTACAGCGCGGAGCGTGTCGGCAGTGTTTAACATGCTGCTCGACCGCCTGCCAAGCTCTTACAAGGGGTATCTGATTCGCACGGATTACAGAATCGGCATTCAGATTTCCCTTGCGCTGGACGACCCGAATTTAAGCGATAATGACCGCGCATGGGTGGCATTATCCTTGCTTTACGGAGCAGGGATGCCACCCATTGACATTGCACTGGAAGGTTTACAGTGGTTTGTTCGCTGTGGCGACGATAGAGAGATTGAACCCGGCGGTAAACGCATGATGTGGTTCGATTTCGATTCTGCACGGTTGTACGCATCGTTCCGACAGACGTTCGGCATTGAGCTGCACAAGGTCAATCTGCACTGGTTTGAGTTTATGGCAATGATGGAAAGCCTTAACGAAGATTCGGCAATGTCTCATGCCCTGCAAATCAGAGGCACGGACACAAGCAAAATGAAGGGAAAACAGAAACAGGAATACGAACGTCTCAAACGTAATTTAACCCCTGCACCCGCACTTTCCGAAGAGGAAAAGGAAGCTATTGACGCTTTCTGGGCGCAGATCAATTAGAAAGGCGGTGAATAAATGGCGGATGGCTCTATCAGAATCGACGCTACTGTAAGCGACGAACAAGCGAAAAAGCAGATTGCACAAATGACGAAAGACATTGAGAAGCAATCAGCCGCCGTAGATAAACAAGCCGCAAAGGTGCAAAAACTTGCTGATCAGTGGAACAAGGTAGCCGCTGGCGGCACGAAGGGCATTAAAATGCAAGCCGACCTTGCAGCAACGGAGAAAGAAGCCGCACGTCTGGCTGCTCGGTTGGATGAAGTAAACGCTGAGATTGAAAAGGCTCAGAGCGATTACAACACCAAACTGAAACAGGCGACAACGGGCGCAATTCCACAGGAGGAATTCTCGGAATCAGCGCAAAAGCTGAATTCTCTTGTTGCTGAATCGGATAAACTGGGTGAAGCTCTGCGAAACGCAGATGATAAAGCGGCACAACTGAAACAACAGCTTTCCGAGATCAAGCAATCGTCCACGATGAGCAGCGCTGGTCAGAATGTACGGCAAAGCCTTGACAATGAGACGACGCAGTTAGAGAACATGAAGACTGGGCTGAAACAGTCCAAATCGGAAATGAACGACTTCGTAAGTCAAACGAATTCCAAAATGGCTAAACTGAAACGAGTTATTGCGAGTTTGGGCGTTGGCTTGAAAAACTCTGTCGGAAGTCTGCAAAATTCGCTCGGCGGCAAATTGGGCGCAACGATTGACAAGCTCAAAGCCAAATTCTCCAATTTCGGACGTTCCAGCCAAAAGTCCATGAAGAAAGCAACGGGCGGCGTGCAGTCGTTCGGTGTGCGTCTGCGTTCTATCGTTGCGGGGGCGTTGTTCTTCAACTTGATTTCCAAAGCGCTTACGGCAATGGCTGACCGTTTGGGCAAGGTTATGCTTGCGAACAAGACGTTTGCAAAGTCGTTCGGGCAGGTGAAAAGCAACCTGCTGACGGCGTTTCAGCCTATCTATGAATCTATCATTCCGTGGCTGAATAAGTTGATGCAGGCTCTTGCGCAGGTAACGGCACAGATGGCGCAGTTTATCGCGTCTGTGTTCGGTACGACTGCACAGCAGGCGCAGGAAAATACAAAGGAACTGAATGGGCAAGCGGATGCACTGGATTCCACGGCATCGTCTGCAAAGAAAGCCGAAAAAGCTCTTGCATCGTTCGATACAGTCCAGAAATTAACCAATAACAGCGATAACACGACCGAACCGAGCGCACCTAAGTTTGATACGGATTATTCCGCAGCAAAAAATCAGACACCGCAATGGCTCACTGACTTTTGGAAAGTATTTCAGGATTCGTGGGCGCAGTACGGACAGCAGACTATTGAAAGCGCAAAGAACGCTCTTTCTGCGCTGAAAGACATGGTTTCCGCTATCGGTCAGTCGTTTATGGCAATCTGGACGAACGGAACCGGACTTGAAACGCTTAACAACATTCAACTGCTGCTGCAAACCATCTTCGATCTGATTACCGCCATTGCAACGGCATTTACCAATGCGTGGAACACGAACAACACGGGCGAACAGATGTTGCAAGCAATTATGAACTTGCTGAACACGATCATTCAGATTATCACATCTATTGGTCAAGCGTTCATTGCGGCATGGAACGATGGTAACGCGGGTCAAATCATGCTGCAGGCTATCATGGCGGCGATTACGAATGTTGTTAGCTTTGTAAATTCCATCGGTCAGGCATTCCTAACGGCATGGAATGATGCTGGTTTGGGCGAAAGCATAATGGGACATATTATTTCCATCGTCACAAATATTGCAAACGCGATTGGCAATATCGCACAGAGATTGCAGGAAGCATGGGAGAAGAACAACAACGGCGTGCAAATTTGGGAAGCCATTCTCGGTATTGTTGATTCTATCCTCGGATTTATTGACCGAATCACGGAAGCTACTGCACAATGGGCGGCACATCTTAACTTTGAGCCGCTTATGGAATCTATCAAGAATATCCTGCAAGCAATCAAGAATCTTGCGGATTCGCTCGGTGATGTACTGGGTGATTTGTACGAAAATGTTGTCCTTCCGATGCTGACGTGGGTAATCCAAACGGGGCTACCGGGTTTGGTTAACTTGCTTGCAAGTGTAATTCAGTTTTTAGCCAAACATAAGGAATTGCTTGTAGTTCTTACGGGTTTGGTTGTTAGCTTTATTGCTGCATTTAAGTTGGTTACGATTATTCAGCAGTTCATCACTATGGCAGCGGCTATCGGAAAGGTTGTTGACGGAATTACTCCACTAACAGCCGCTTTGGCTCTTATAATCATGTTGACTGCTGGAATTATGGGTGCATGGAGCAATCTTACTCCTCTGGAACGTGCAACAACCGTTATTTACGGAATTGTTGCCGCTGTTGCTGCATTGGCTGTTGCACTTGGTGCATTAACCGGCGCAGCGGGTGCTATCGCGGCGGCTGCTGCATTGGCTATCGGCATTGGCATGGTGTATAAGAACATCAACGCTGCAAGCAAACGATCTGCATCGTCCACAAGAGCCTACAGTCTCGGCAATGCCGATCGACCTGTTGCGCTTTCTACGAGCGATATCCCCGTCCTTGCAAATGGTGCAGTTATCAGCCCGAACAGCGAATTTCTCGCGCTGCTGGGCGATCAGAAAAGCGGCGTGAACGTGGAAACCCCACTGTCCACCATGATTGATGCGTTTAACGCGGCACTTGACGCACGCGGCGGCACCGGCAACAGCAGTCAGCCTATTGAGCTGTACATCGACGGCGCGAAGTTTGCACGCATTACCGGCCCGTACAACAGCGGTGAAACGCGGCGGCGCGGTGTGAGCCTTGTAACAGGAGGTGCATAAATGGAACTTACCGTAGACGGCAAGAAGTACAACGTCCTTGTTACAAGCCTTACCCGTAAATTTCAGGTGCTTGACGGCAAGAACGCAGAGCGAACGCTCAGCGGCGCAATGATTCGCGACATTATCGGTACGTTTTACAACTACGAGATTACGATTCTTCCCGCAGTTGGCAAGTACGGCGACTACGATGCGCTGTACGAGGTTCTGAGTGCACCGCAGGACAGTCACAGAATTGTTGTTCCGTATGCACAGAGCACGCTTACGTTTAACGCATATGTTACTGCTGGACAAGACAATCTCGTTCGCAAGAAACCCGGAGAAGCATACTGGACGGGGCTTTCCGTTCAGTTTATCGCAATGGCACCGCAAAGGACGTGACACATGGGAACAAATAAAATTCTTTATCTGGATAAGGTGTTCACGGCAACAGATGTAAAGTCGGGGAATATGTATCAAGCACGTTCCCCGATTGCTGCATCACAGGAAATTGATACTTTTAGTTTCGATGTATACAGTGAAAACACCACATTAACCGAATTTATCCGCAACACGCCATTGACGTATTTCCATAATGATGAACAAATGGGAATCTACTATGTGCAGAAAATCAGTCGAAAGTCCATCAACACCTATCATTTCGCCTGTACTTCGACCGTTGGCCTGCTGGATGAAACCTACCACGACGGCGGTATCTATACCGGCGAAACCGTGCGCGAAGTTTGTACGGACATTTGCTCACCGCTGACCTGCTATGTTAAGTCCAACATTGCCAACATCAAACTTTACGGTTGGCTGCCTATTGCAACTCGGCGCGAAAACCTTGCGCAAGTGCTGTTTGCTGTCGGCGCAACGCTGAAAGTAGACTACAATGGTGCAATCCGTATCGAGGGCTTGTGGGACGGACAGTCGAGCGAAATCACCGCAAGCGAAATGTACGCGGGCGGCTCGGTGGAGTATGCAACGCCTGTTACTGAGGTAATCGTAACCGAACACGCCTATTCGCAGAGCGCAACGGAAACGACAGAGCTTTTCAAGGGCACAACGTCGGCAGGCGACAAAATCACCTTCGACGAACCGTGCTATGACCTCGCGGCATCTGGCTTTTCCATTCTTGCAAGCGGTGCAAATTGGGCAACGGTTTCGGCAGGTTCGGGCGCGCTGACGGGCAAGAAGTACACGCACGTTACCCGGCAGGTAATGCAGCAGATTAAACCGAAAACACGCGAACTCGTTACGCAGTCCGACAATACGGTTAAGGTAGAGAGCGCAACGCTCGTGTCTCTCGTAAACGCAACGGCAGTTGCAGAACGCCTTGCCGAGTATTACAGCCACAACGAACGTATCAATTACAAAATCGCGGTTAAACGTGAAACCCCCGGTGATGTAGTGAAGATTGCGCATCCTTACGGCGGTACAGTCTCCGGCTGCATTGAAAGTGCGGATATTACGGTATCCGGCAAACTTGCGGCAGAGGAAAGCGTGCTGATTGATTATTTCCCGCCGGACATTGGCGTGCAGGAATATTACGACACGGTCGAAGTTCTGACCAAAGATGGAACGTGGACTGTGCCGGAGAATGTGACGAGTATTCGTGTAGTGCTGATTGGGGGAGGGTCTGGCGGTTCGAGCGGATGCAAGGGCAGCGACGCAGGTAAAAGCGGCTTAACTGTCAATCCGGCAGGCGCAAAGGGTGGCGCAGCAGGCGCAGGCGGCACAGGAGGTAAGATTTACAGCGCCGAAATGAATGTTACTCCCGGCGCGAGTTTTGCAGTGCAAATCGGCATAGGCGGCGCAGGTGGTGTGTATTCAGCAGACGGAAGTGTGGCTGGCGCATCTGGCGTACAAACAAAGTTCGGATCTTTATCTTCTGACAATGGTTCATCGTCCAACATCGGCTTTGTAGACCCCGTAAACGGTCAGACTTATGCGCAAACGGGAGATAGCGGTGTTAAGGGCGCTGACGGCGGCGACGGTGGTACGTATCCGCCATTCAAATATGGTCAGGACGGAGAAAGCATTTTAAGCTATGAGGGCGGCAAGGGAGCATTTAGCCAGGGCGCTACAAGCAGCACAAAAGTTCATGGCTTTTCTGGCGGTGGCGGTGGCGGCGGTGCTGCCATGGGAGAAAACGGCGCAGACGGTCAAGAAGGCCACATTAGATGGACGCGCTTCGAAACAAGCAGTTACAGCGGTTACGGTTGGTTAGCGTACAATGGAGACGGCGGTAATGGCGGTAACGCAACCATAATACCAAGCGTTCCGAGCACTTACGGCAATGGCGGAACCGGCGGCCATGGCGGTGGCGGTGGCGGCGGTGCAGGCGCCACCGAAGCAGCTTCTACTTGGGAACACCAAGGTGGAGACGGCGGCAACGGCTCCAACGGTGGCGACGGTGCACCCGGCTGCGTGCTCATCTATTACCGCGTATACCGTGCAAGCTCTTCCGGACGGTTTATCACTCGTGACGGCAAAGGCTTTAATGAGAAATTCACAAGAAAGGTTGTGGTTTAATGCCTGATACTTATATATCACAGTTTAGCGGCGAAGAAATTGACTCTGCGCTGAGAGCTGCACAGATTATCTCTGGCGCAGATACGCCTGCCGCGCTGCGAGAAAAGCTCGAAATTCGAGGCGATACCATTCCGGTCAGCGCGACAGACCCCACACCCATTTCCGAAGCACTGACGGCATCCGGCGGCGGTGTCAACCCCAATTTGTTGGACAACGGGTTCTTCGGCAACCCGGTGAACCAGAGAGGGAAGACGGAGTATACGGGGATCGGATATACGATTGATAGGTGGCGCAGTTGGACTGACGTGTTTACTTTTGACGTAGCTGACAAAGGCATCAAAATATCCGAAACAATATATCAGTATTCTGAATCTACGTTTTATCGCGATTTATGGGGTAAGCATATTACCATATCGATACTGTTTGCAGACGGAACACTTTTCAGCCAAAGTTTTGTTTTGAACCGCAATGAATGGTTTACGCTCAACGTCAATTCTCACGGAATTAGTAGTGTCTCTTTAGGTATAAATAACACTGATTTTACCAATCTGAATAATAATTTCTTCCGAATTATAGCGTCTGTTCCAGGTACGCTTTCTGATACCATCCTCGCCGCCAAGCTCGAACTTGGCGACACCCAGACCCTTGCACACAAGGAAAACGGCGTTTGGATACTAAATGAAATCCCGGATTTCGGGGAGCAGCTGAGGAGGTGCCAAAGGTATGCACGTGCATATAAATGCCTGTTAGGTCAAACCTTTCTTCCCCTCGGCGCTTACCGTTCCGACAGGAAAGCGGTTTCTTTTACTCTGCCGACTTCTTCTTTCCGCGCAGTTCCGACGGTATCGACGCTTAACGATATTTTTCAGCTTTTCGACGGTGCAAACGTATATGGAATTACAAGTCTTGCTGTTACTGATTATTCAGATGGGCTTGTGACTATTTATGCTTATACCTCGCAGCCTTTTGAGGACGGAAAGGTTCTGTGGTTGTTCAGCAACAAGGGAACGCTACTTCTTTCCGCCGACCTATAAGGAGGTGACATACCATGCAAACACCAAAATCTCGCGTTTACGCTTTAGTAGACGCACAAGGACGCATTATCCGCCTTGAGGGCGAGTACACACTGCCTGCTGATTTGACAGGGTGGGTGAAGATTGATGAGGGGTACGGGGACGCATTTAACCTTGCGCAAACCCATTATCTCCCAAAGCCGCTTTACGACGGCGCGGTTCCGCGCTATAAGCTCGTAGACGGCGTTCTGGTCGAGCGCACTGCCGAGGAAATCGAGGCGGATAAGGCGAAACTGCCGAAGCCGGTTATCCCGAAGACCAACGCAGAACTGGAGCAGGAAAATAAGCTGCTGAAAGCACAACTTAACGCCGCGACCGAACGCAGTGATTTTATCGAGGACTGCATTGCGGAGATGGCGATGCAGGTTTACGCAGAATAATGAACATTTTTAGACGTTTAGAAAGGTTGGTAATTATGATGGCTATGTTTTTTGCACAGAGGGTTATCCTCGGCAAGACGGAGTTCGATGCGGTGCCCAAGGCACTCAAAAAGCAGGTGGCCGAAATCTTGATTGATTCCGGTCTGCCCGAGCTTGTACCGTCCGAGTTCGGCGGCACCAAGGAGGCGTAACGTGAAGGGCGCAGAAAACACCGCTGCACCGAACATGATCGTCGATGAGTTTTTTCCGAGGCAAATCAGACAGCGTGAGGACTTTGCAGAAATCCGCGAGGGGGTGCGCAAATACAGGATTACGGAGCTGTATCTCACGCAGAAGTACAACAGAAAGCAGGTGGGGTATGCCCGCTGAGGTTATTACGGCGGCGCTGTCGCTGGTCGGTACTTTGGTGGGAACGCTGGGCGGCATTGCGCTGAGCAGCAATCTTTCCAACTACCGCATTGAGCAATTAGAAAAGAAAGTCGAGAAGCACAATAACCTTGTTGAAAAAACGTACAAGTTGCAACAGGATGTTACTGTGCTTGACGAGCGAATCCGTGTTGCGAATCATCGCATCGAGGACTTGGAAAAGGAGCATATTTATGAACATGAACATCAAAGTACGAGTGCGTAATCCTTGGTTCTGGGTGGGCGTTGTGTCAGTGGCTATCACCGCTATCGGTGTTGACCCGCAGACGTTTACGAGCTGGGCGGCTGTGTGGGAGGGCATCAAGGCGGTGCTCTCTAACCCTGTGCAGCTTGTTACCATGTGCCTTGCGGTGCTGAGCGTTTTCATTGACCCGACGACGGCCGGCGTAGGTGACAGCGAAAAGGCGCTGACCTATGATGCACCGAGGAAGGACAGCCATGAAGATTGATTTTATCCCCTGTGACCCGAGTAATTACCGCTCGGGTCGCGGCGGAAACGGCATTCGCTATATCGTCATGCACTACACGGCGAACAACGGCGACACGGCGGCGAACAACGGACGGTACTTTCAGAACGACAATCTGAGCGCAAGTGCGCACTACTTTGTCGACGAGAAAAGCATTGTGCAGTCTGTCCGCGATGACGACACGGCGTGGCACTGCGGCGGTGCGCTCGAGAGCAGCCATCATCCGCTGCACGGCATCTGCATGAACCGCAACAGTATCGGCGTGGAAATGTGCTCGGACATCGTGGGCGGAAGGTACACCATCACGGCGGCAACGGTTGACAGGGCGGTTGAGCTCGTAAAGTATCTCATGGGGCGGTACAATGTGCCTGCTGACCGTGTTGTACGACACTACGACGTGACCGGCAAGGACTGCCCGGAACCGTGGGTGAGGGACGAGAGCAAATTCACGGCATTCAAGAAACGACTTACTGAAAGGGTGGAAGATATGACGGAAGCACAGACCCGCGCGATTGCAAAGCAGGAGATCAGGAGCGCGGCGGAGAAGGTTTACAACAGGCCGAAGGAGTGCCCGCAGTGGGCACAGGAGACCGTGCAGAAGCTCGTAAACAAAGGCTTTTTGCAGGGCGACGAGAACGGCAACCTTGCACTGACCGAAAGCCTGATGCGCATTCTGGTGATTAACGACAGGGCACACCTGTACGGCTAAGTATTAAGTAAGTTGCGACCGTTTACAACGGCTGCAAAAGATAGTATAATCCTATCAGGATTGAAAAAACGCATTGTTCCTGCGCTCCCCGAAGCCTTATGAACCTACATAGGGTATAGACGTAGAGGACGTGGGACGGTGTGTTTTATCGGGTGCGAAGCGCGAAAGTGTGTCGCACCCGATTTTTATACAAGGGGAAAGATATGCGGTGACACCATAACGAGGGGATACCGCATGAAATTAACGGAATTTACAAGGCCGGAGGTGGAATACTTCCGGCGTGAGTGCAATTTTACAGACGAGGAACGCGCCGTATTCGATCTACGAGTTACGGCGCGTTCTGTTATTCAGATTGCGGACACGCTGCATATGAGCGAGGCAACGGTTTACCGGCGCCTGCGGAACATCAAACGGAAAATACTGAAAGTTTTGTGACAGGTTTTCGCGCTCTCGATGCGCTATAATAGACGCATAGAGAGGGGCGATAAAGCATGAGCTACGAACAAAGACTGGAACGTATCGGTTACGACAAGCAGTGTGCGCGGCGCATTGCTGAGGACTACCGCGAGGCGGGGAACACAAAGTATCTCGACGAGTACCTTGCCTACAAGGAGCGCTCCCTTCACGAAACGGAGGTGCACGGATAATGGCTTACGGTTATCCACAGTATCCACAGCAGTATCCACAACAGAATGTGCAGATGCCACAGTGCCCACAACATATTGTGCGTCCGGTGGCAAGCGTCGAGGAGGCAAGAGCGGTTCAGACCGATTTTTCAGGTGCTTTAACCATCATGCCGGACACAGCGCACGGATACATCTACACAAAGCAGCTCAACCTTCAAACCGGCTGCGCGGATTTCGCGGCATACAGCCGGGTGCAGATGCAGGAAACAAATAAACCCTCGGAAACGGATTTGTCAAAGTTCGTTCCGAGAAGCGAGTTTGACGAGCTGAAAGCACGGTTCAACACCTTGTGCGACAAGCTAGGAGGTAGTGAGGCATGATGAATAACCCGATGATGCAGGTTTTACAGCTGATGCGGAACGGCGGAAACCCTATGACGATGCTGAATCAGATGACAGGGAATAATCCGATGGTCGGTCAGCTGATGCAGAGTATGCAGGGGAAAAGTCCGGACGCGCTGCGGCAGATGGCGATGAACATTGCAAAGGAGCGAGGAATTGACCTCGATCAGTTTGCGCAGCAGTTCGGCATGAAGATCAAGTAAATACCTTCTTTTCAGTTTGGACGGGTCTTGACGAAAAACCGACGTGAATTTGTCATGTTCGGAGTTCGCGCGGCTCCGTTCAAAATAAACTGAAAAGGAGATTTTCAAATGGATAACGATTTTGCAACCGGGTACGCTCTTGGTTCTGATAACAACGGCGGCGGCAATGACGGCATGTGGGGCGGTAACGGCTCGTGGATTTTCGCGTTCCTGATTATCGCGCTCATCTTCGGCGGTAACGGCTGGGGCAACTGGGGCAACGGCGGCGGCAACGGCGCAGGCTATCAGGGCGCAGTAACTCGTTCTGACCTGTGCAGCGAGTTCAACTTCAACAACCTGTCCCGTTCCGTTCTCGGCATTCAGGACGGCCTGTGCAACGGCTTTTACAGCATGAACAACGGTATGCTGACCGGCTTCAACACGCTTGGCAGCGCGGTTTCTAACGGCTTCCACGGCGTAGACAATTCGGTATGCCAGCTCGGCTATCAGAATGCCCAGCTTATTAACGGCGTAAACACCAACATGAACAACGGCTTTAACGGCGTTACTGCGGGCCTGACCGCACTCGGTACGCAGATGGCTTCCTGCTGCTGCGATACGCAGCGCCAGATCGAGCGCGGCTTCTGCGACACCAACTACAATGCCGCCACCAACGCACGCGACATCATCCAGACGGCGCACAACGACACCGACCGCATTATCGCACGCCTCGACCAGATGGAGAACACCCGTCAGGCGGAGAAGATCGCGGCGCTTCAGAACGAAAACCAGACCTTGAAGTTCGCGGCTTCGCAGGAGGCACAGAACAATTACCTTGTAAACGCTCTGCGTCCGGCTCCGGTACCGGCGTTCCCGGTTCCGGCACCTTACCAGTTTTCCGGCTGCGGCTGCAACACTTGCGGCTGCTGAGATACGATATTCAGGAGGGGGAGCAATCCCCCTGCCTTTGACAGGAGGGAATAGTTATGGCTTGCAAGCCTGTACAAAAACTGTGTCCGAACCTGCGTATCTCACAGGCGGTCACTTACACAAGCGGCGTACTGACGGTAAATATTCCGGCGGGAGATTACCAGAACGGCTGCGTATACGGTATCGTCATCGCGCAGAACATCCCGAGTACGACGATCATCGGCGCGCCGGTGGTCATCACGATCGGCGACGGCACGGTAACGTATCCGCTCTTAAAATGCAACGGCGCGGCGGCTACCGTGTTTAATCTGGACACCCGTCACAAATACCTGTGTCGCGTTGTCACTTCGGCAACCGGCGGCAGTTTCCGAATGCTCGGAAATTCCTGCTGCTCGCACTCTGACGCGCTGCGCTCGATTAACGGAACGGCGGTGACAGTATGAGAAGGGGAACAATGATGCTGCTGATGCAGCGAGGCCGCAAAGAGAATGCATCCCCGGAAGAGTGGAGAATTCGCAAGATGTATCCCGAAGATCGTCACCATTACGGCGTGCGGTATCATTACGGCAACATGGAGCCGCATGATTACTATGACGAGCGCATTCACGGCGGCGAACCGGAAATGCGTAGTTACCGCCGCTATTCTGACGGACGCTTTGCGCCCAAGAACAGTGTCGCATGGCCGAGGTATGACGAGTACCCCGATTACGAGGATGAGATGCGCCCTATTGGCTTTCGCGATGATGACGCTTATATGGGTGATACCTCGTTCGTAGGGGACAAGACGCGCGGCTCTGAGCGCTCTATGGGGTATGCAGCAAGCGCCAACGCAGGCCGCATGACTAAGAGCATGGCAGAAGAGTGGCTGCACAGCATGCAGAACGCTGATGGCACGACCGGTCCGCATTGGACTTTCGAACAGTGCAAGCAGGTAATGCAGCAGCGCGGCCTTGACTGTGACCCAGTTGAATTCTGGGTTGCAATGAATGCCGAATACTCTGATCGTTGCGCCGTAAACGAAAAGCACGGTATGCGCAGCATTGATTTTTATGCAGACTCAGCCTGCGCTTTTTGGCTGAACGACAAGGACGCAGTAAAGGATAAGGAAGCGGCATATTACAAATATGTCGTGAAGCATTGACGAAAAGAGGGGGCTTCCGCCCTCTCTTTTTTGCTTGTGCAGGTGACACAGTAGGTGACACACCCTACACCCGCAAAAAACCGTAAAAACCGGTATTCGCTTGATATGAACGAAAAATGCGAAATTAACTTTTCCAACAAAATAGTTATGCGGAAACAGAAAAAACGCCGCAAAACTCAAAGTTTTAACGGCGTTAATTTGGTGATCCAGCGGGGATTCGAACCCCGGACACCCTGCCTTTTAAGCAGGGTGTCTAAGGTGATCGTGCGCAGAGACAGAAATGACCGGGCTGCTGATGTGAATTCATTGAAAAGTCAATAATGACGAGAATGGGGATTTTCTCTACAATAAAACAAAAGGCAGTACTGCATTGCACACGCGCGGTACTGCCTCAAACTTTTTATGGAGGAATTTCAAATGGAAAATCAAATCTACGGCTACATTCGCGTGTCCTCACGTGACCAGAATGAGGACAGGCAGGTGATCGCGATGCGGGAATTCGGCATCGCGGAGAAAAATCTGGTCATCGACAAGCAGTCCGGAAAGGACTTTGCAAGGCCGGGCTATCGCAGACTGCTGAGAAAATTAAAGCCGAACGACACTCTCGTGATTAAGAGCATCGACCGGCTGGGTCGCAATTATGATGAGGTGTTGGAGCAGTGGCGGGTGTTGACGAAGGAGAAGCAGGTGGACATCGTGGTGCTTGACATGCCGCTTTTGGATACGCGGAAGGGACGCGATTTGATCGGAACACTCATTTCGGACATTGTTTTGCAGCTGCTGTCCTATGTC